GGTGGGGGTATTGGAAAATTTAAGAAACCTGTAAAAGAGGCTGTAACACAAGCAAAAGATCTTGTAACTATAGGTGGCCGAGTAATTAATAAAGTAACAGGTCTTCCTGTTGTAAGAGAAGGTTTTCAAACGGCAAAAAATTTTGCAGAAGCGCCAGGAGGTATTAAGAACGCATTGATGAAGAATATAAAGTTACAGCCTAATGGTATTCCCTACTTTAATGATATAATGCCTGGTGAACGGTATCCACTGGACCCAACTTACGGAGCATATAAAGTAGATCCTTTTGGTGGAAGAAGTAGAGACCCTAACTATAGACAAGATTCTTTCTCCGCTCCCTTAGAAGAAGTAACTATATCCGATTTAGTTGATGATCAAAGTCAACCTTTTACTGATGATGTAGTACCCTACATACACCCTGCAATAGATATAAATACTAGAAATGAAGTATTTGCTCCAGATGTAGATGACCTTCCAGCTAATAACTTTAATGAATTAGATGCACAGTTTCAGGAAGAAAGTAATAATTTAAATGCTATAAATAATGGTGTAGATGCAAATGGAAATCCTATTGATCCAACAGAGCTTATGAAATTAATTGCTGCAGAAGATGCAAAGAAAGAAGCATTTGCAAATGAAAGACAAAATGTATTTTACAATAAAGATGGTATAAATGTAGGTGGTGAAGGTAATCTTTTAAATGCAGGGAAAGAACTATACAATTTAGGAGGGTATCTTTCAGGAGGACAACTTCTTAATAAGTATGCATTAGAACCTGCGGCAAATGCTATACTAGGAGAACCTCCAATGGTTCCGATTGACCAAAGTGAATTTAATCCTGATAATATTGACTACTCTCAAATAATAGAGACACTTAAAGGACCAGGATATAATTTAAAAGAAGACATGATCCAAGAATTACTTAATTCTAATCCCGATCTTTTAAATGACGGTAATCTTAACTCAACTTTATCAGATTTTTATTCAAATCGGTAATGTTAAGCACTCGGGATTGGATATGGGCAGCTTGTATAATAGCGGGTATTGCTTTTACTAACGGGATGCTTTCCTCACGGGTCACGGCCCTTGAATCACAAATAAAAGACTTTGATATGCTGCGTATTGATGCACGACTAGCTGTCATAGAAGAACAACTTAAACAAATAAATAAAAAATTAGATTAATCATCCATCACTCTGTTGATGGACATACCATTACCTATGCGCCTGTCGGCGCTTGTAATCCTGTAATAGGAAAAGAATCAAAAGGGATGCAAAACGCTTCTGATTTTAATTTATTTTTATATTCTTGGGGTTTTTCTTTATAGGCGAAATTATACCTATCTTTTGCCACAAGGCATTTGTCTTCGGTGGGATAAACAAAAGCATTATACCGTACTGATTTTTCACCAGGCATAGATATAATCATCAAGAGTAACCAAATTTTAATCATTTTCAATCATAGTAAGAAATTATGACTTATTAATCTAACCATGTTTTTTTATGTATGCAATCATATTTTTTAAAACTTTTATTTTTTCTTCCATTAAACCCAAGGCTATATTACAAGCATGGCACAGTAAACCACGGGGTAATAGTGTTTTACTTTTCTTATATTGTTGTTGAGTATATTTATGATCATGATCAATAACTAATTGGTCTGATCTTCCTTGTCCTTTTATTCGAGCGGGGGCTTTGTCTTTTTTTTTTCTACAAATAACACAAATGGACTTTTGTTTTTTAAACCATTCAGCTATTTTGTTTCCCCAAATACTTCTAACTTTAATAATACGGAGCTCTAATCGTCCCTTTGCTGTTGTTCTTTTATTTTTTTGAGATTTTAATTTAGATCTAAGGGTTGCTGCTTTACCTTTAGGAGTCGCTATATAACGAGCTTGTCTTTTGCTAGATACCACCATTATCAACAGCCTCCCCCCACGAAAGACCTATCTCAGCATCTACTTTTGAGGGAACCCGTAATTCAATAGCGTTCTCCATTATCTCAATAATTTTTTTCTTTTCCTCTTCGGAAGAAAACGAAATGTCTAACTCATCATGCACCTGAATCATAGGAAGAATACCTTCTCTATATAATTTAACCATAGCCATTTTTGTTTGATCGGCTGCTGATCCTTGTAATAATCTATTCAAAGATTTATATGTCCAAGCACGTTTGATTCTATTTATACCACCGTATTCTGCTTCTGCTAAATCTTTTGGTAGAGCTTTATGGATCCCAAAAGAATCAGGTTCCCATAAATCAAAGCGACATTTACGGCCCATAATAGTTCTAATAAACCCTCTATCAGATGCTCTACGCATGGTTTTATCGGTTAAATCTTTAACAAAAGGAACCGTAGAGTGATATTGTTTAAACACTTTATCAATGTCCTCTTTATCTAGTCCTAATTCGCTCATCAGTTTACCCTTACCCATTCCGTACATCATACCAAGATTAATTGTTTTAGCTTGCTTACGCTCTATATTTGCCATGTCTGCAACGGTCTGATGGAAGTCAATATCATTATTAATATAGCCCTCTACTAAGGTAGATACCCCCTCTAATTCTGTTTTATCGCTTACTACAGAGCCATAATGAACTAATAATCGTGGTTCTTGCTGTGAATAATCAAAGATCCCCCACTTCTGACCCTCTTCAGGGAGAAATAATGATCTTATTTTAGGACTAACTTTAGGGTTTCTTGCAGGAACTTGTTGCAGATTAGGGTTTTGCATACTTAATCTTCCAGAAATAGTCCCACCTGTATCCGATCTTAATTGGTTTACATCCGCATGGATGCGCCCTTTATGTGCATGCTTTAAAATAGAATCAATAAAAGTTGTATGGGCTTTATTCATTTCCCTGGCTTCCACTATTCTTCTTGCAAAGGGACTAGAATGTGTCAACAAAAAGTTCTTATCAAAGCTAGGTAGTCCTGTTGTTGTTCTGTTGTAGCTTATTTTAAGCTTATCAAAAGCTTTCTGAATTGACAATGGAGAGAGAATCTCCATTGCAAAACCACACTCTTTATGTAGGCTATGTAATATCTTCTTCTCTGTATTCTTAAAATCTTCTTTAACACGTTCTGCTTTCTCAATATCAACTCGGACTCCTCTCTTTTTCATCTGAAATAATACAGGCAACAACTCCGTTTCCAAATTAAATACAGAAGTTAATTCTTGTTTAATAATTTCTACCTTTAATGTTTGCCATAACTTTAACGTTACAGCCGCATCTTGCTCGGCATACGGACCAACATACATAGCCGGGAGTAAGTGCATCTCTGCTTTTGCATCGACACCAAAATCTTGTGCTGCTTCATACAAGCCAACTTCTGATTTTGTTTCACCTATATATTCTTGGGCTATTTGTTTTAAAGAATAGTTTCTTCTATTCTCATCTATTAAAGGTGCAGCAATCATTGTATCTATAATCCTGCCTTTTACTTCAAGGCCCATGGCGCTTAACCATCCAACATCATAGATCGCATTATGAAATATCTTATCGCAGGGTAGATCTAATATCTTTTTTAATTGCCGTGTAAAAACTTTTACATCAAAGTTACCACCGCCGGGATGAGCAAGAGGAAAGTATCCTTTCCAACCCTCCACGGCCAACGCTACACCAATAACTTTTCCTTTTTTAATAGCCCAACCGGGTCCTGTACTTTTTAATCCAGGATCATGTGTTTCTAAATCGATAGCAATCTCTTTTGCTTCTTCTAAATTTGGTATATTTTCTGGAGGTATCCACTCACTAGGAGCCTGAAACAAAGAGGGTTGTCTCATTATTTTCCTTTCTTTATATATTCGGCTGTTTCTCTTCCCCGCTTTTCTCCTTCAGATTCAAATGATTGATTATCTTTATTCGTTCTTGCCTCTATCTCGCCTGCGATAGCAGCATAAGCAGCCATATCTAAATAGCTGTCTTTTTTATGTGCATGCATTATCCTCGCCACTTTAACTAAAGCCATGCACATTGCCACATCATGGGGAGTGATATTTTTTCGGAGAAAAATAGACCACAACGCAGCAATGTTCTGATGATTGGTAAGCTTATCGCCATAGTCGTCATTGCGATTGCCCCCTATTAATTTGTTTGCTTCTTTTAAAATTTCTTGTGAGATCATTTAAAAAATCTCTCTAAACTCACGAGTAGATTCTGATTCAATAATATGTAATGATTTCTTTGCTCTTGTAACCCCCACATAAAACACTCGCCTTTCGTCATCTTGTTGCAAAAAATAGTTGTCGTCAACTTTTTTTGGTAGATCTGTTAGTATCATAACATTATCAGCTTCACCACCCTTAGCTGCATGAATCGTAGATAATTTTATATTCTTCGATACATTAAAATCTTTATGGCGCCGTAAGGCAGCATTAATATATATCTGTTGTGACTCCGGGATAGTATCTAATGCCACATACCAGGGTCTTTCCTTATGAACATTTAATCCGTGATCTAATACTAATGTATCATGGTCGTAATCTTTTTCTTCATTAGCACCACGCAGCTCTTTATATCCATGAGCAATATGATTATTGCCTGACATATAATAATATATATCTTTTACCATTCGAAAAGGAATACAACCTCCTTCTTGTATTTGTTTCCAACCAATGATAGCATTCAGCATTTTTTCTGACACACTGGATCGGTTATATCTTTCAAAAAACAATCCTCTTGTTTTAAGGTCCTCGGCCAACTGATCTAATAAATAATTTGTTCTTGCTAATATTAACCAAGTTCCGTTTGTTAACTCCATATGATGATTTAATCGTGTTCGGTGGTATTGAAGGGTGCCTTCTTCTTCTCTTGGTTGCCATTCTTTCTCTACTCTATTTCTTATAGGCGTAATAATTTTTTGTGCAATTGTATGAACCTTAGCTGGAATACGATAAGACTTATTTAAAATTTCTCTTTTACATTGCAGCTTTCCTAATCTACCCATATCAGCACCAGCCCAATTAAATATTGCTTGGTCATCATCCCCTGCAATATAAGCACGGGAGGCCTTACGAATAATTTGTTCCACCATTTTCCATTGAATAAAACTTAAATCTTGGGCTTCATCAATAATAACAACATCTAAGATAGGAGCATTATCCATTTCAATAAATTCTAAAATCATATCGGTGTAATCAAAGAGCTTATGTTTCTTTTTGTATTGTCTAATTCCTCTATCAATATAATTTAATCGGTCAAAACCTCCCTGAATATGCATACCCTCTCTTGAAAATTGATTCTCTAAGGACACTCCTTGGATCTTTGATTGATCAATTAAAGTAAGATACACATCTTTGGGGGTTGATACCCCTAATTCATTAATAGATTTATTAGGGTTTTCTATTTTAATCTGCAGCCAATCAGAGACTTCCCGGTAATTTAAATCACTCATAACATCGGAAGTTTTTAAATTAAGATGATGATAAGCAAGACTGTGTAGTGTTCTAAAATACGTAAAATCTTTTTTATCTAATCTAAATTTAATCATGGCTCTTGTAACAGCCTCTAATGCAGCTTTTTTTGTAAAAGAAAAGTAACCAATCTTATCAACGGCTGTGCCATTATTAATTTCTTCTTCAACAATATTTAATAATCGTGTTGTTTTACCTGTTCCAGGCGGACCAAATATAGTCATAACTTTCTCTGCGTGTCTATCGTTTAGAATCATTTTCATCCTGTAATAATAATAAATTTAACTTGATCATCTTCAGATCATCAACTAGCATTCGCCTCGTTAATTTTGTTCTTTTGTTTTCAGCTTTAGCTACAACTTG